TTATCTAAATAGCTCCATACACTCTCTATCTAAAATAATTTTTATATTCTCAAATATATTCTCTCTGGTTTGATTGGCATCAATACCAAATATTTTCCTCTCATCTTTCAATCTCTCAGCAATCTGTTGATATCTGTTATTGATATCTTCCAACATATCTATATCTTCAAAAAACTCTTTTTCTCATCATCTTGCAGCAAGCCTGAGAGCAATATTTTCTTTGCTTACATCGAAAATAAAAGTAATATCTGGAATAATAATATTTTCATAATTATGAGCCTTATATACTTCCTCGAAACTCAATCCCTGTAGTCACTGATATGCATAAGTCGAATAATCAAAACGAGAACATAATATACAAGAATGTTTAAGGATCTCTTTTCTTATAATAGTCTGTTCTTCCCTATCTTTTACATAGAGATCAAGAGCTTCTTTTGCAGATGAAAATCACTCTCACTTGAGTTTTTCTAGTATCTCTTTACCAGACTTTGTATACCCTGTAGGTTCCTTAGTTTTCCATATCTGAAGATTTTTGTTTCTTTCTCCAAGATATTCAAACACCCTATTTAATTGTGTGTCTTTCCCAGAACCATCAACTCACTCAAATACGATAAACATATATGCTTTCTCTTAAAAAAATAACTCTTTTCCTCATTATATAGATTTTTGTAAATTACAAAGTTTTATGGGAAATACATCATTCTGAAATATCAATTTTTCTTTACAATTTATAGTTTCCCTCTAGAATAGATACAAGATATACTATAATAACAAAATCGTATGTGAATCGTAGAAGACTTAGAGTCTGCTATAGACATAGTAGACCTTGTCTCAAAATACACGAGTTTGAAGAAATCAGGGGTTAATTATAAGAGTACCTGCCCTTTCCCAGGACATTCTGAAAAAACCCCGAGTTTTATGGTGAGTAAAAGCAAACAGCTCTGATACTGTTTTGGTTGTCACAAATGAGGTGGCCCGGTGAAGTTCATAATGGATATAGAAAACTGTGAGTTTAAAGAAGCTATAGAAATACTTGGAAGCTTTACTGGGATCAAAGTAAATAGTAACTTCGATAAAGAAAAGTTTGAAACAAAAAAGAATCTATATTCTCTCTATAAAGATGCTGTAAATTACTATAAAGATGCTCTCAAGAACTATCCTGAAATGAGAAAGTATTTGATGGATAGGAACCTCACATCAGAAACAATAGAAAAATTTCATTTTTGATATGCTGATAGTGGGCTCAATCTCTATAACTATCTTAGAAATAAATGATACGATGATGCACTTATTGAGGAATCAAAGATATTTCTAGATGTTAGAGGGAGAAAAGACAAATTTATAAACAGAATTATATTCCCTATCCAGAATCAAAGGTGAGACTTTATAGCCCTTGCTGGTAGAATAGTATGAGAGTGAGAACCAAAGTACCTCAACTCACCTGCGAGTCATATATATGATAAATCAAATGTTTTATATGGTCTCTATAATGCTAGAAATACAATAACGAAAGAAGATTATATTATCGTTACTGAATGATATATGGACACTATCGCTCTCCAAGAGGCTGGCTTTTTCAATACGGTTGCCGTTTCTGGAACAGCACTCACGGAGAAACATTTATCAGTAATAAAAAGACTCACTCATAAAATATATCTCTGTTTTGATGGAGATAATGCCTGAGAAAAAGCAACGAAACACTCTCTTGAAATTATGAAAAATAAAGGATTTGAAGTAAAAATAATCCTCTTACCAAAAGGAAAAGACCCTGATGACATTATTAAATCCTGAAAAGATTTCTGAGAATTCATAAAAGATGCCGTCACTCCAATATGATACTATATTAAAAAGTCGAACTTTAATCTAGAAAGTATTGAAGATAAGAAAAAAGCACTCTCTGAACTTCTTGATATTATAAAATCCTATTCCGATAATATAGAAAAAGATTTTTATCTCAAAGAGATATCAAAACTTCTTGATATCAGTAGTAAAATTGTCTACGACAGTTTTAATAGAGTAAGGTTTCCAAAAAGTAGTGGTGAAAAAGAAAATGAGAAAACCTATGTTGCAAAAAGTGAAGATCTTGCTATCTGATATATTCTAGCGAGTGGAAGTGATGAAGAGCTGAAAAGAAATATAAGTCTTCTAAAAGAGACCATTACATTTCTTGATGAAAGTACCAATAAGATTCTCAGCCAATTTCTAGAAAGTGACCACTCAAAAGTATGAGAAAATGAAATATTGAATCATCTAGAATTGAGTGAAAAAGAGAAATATAGATGAATTGCTCTAAAGATTGAAGTAGAAAACAAAGAAAAAACAAGAGAAGCCGTAGAAAAAGAAATTATCAAAACTGCTATATGAATGAATAAAGAAATTTATAAGAACAAAGTTGATCTCCTTAAGAACAAAATGAATACTTGAGATTCTGATGCGCTAAGAGAATATTCTGAACTCATCAAAGAAGCAAAAAAGTTATGAATGAAATAAAAAAATATTCCACAACAAGGTGGAATATTTTTTTAATCTTTTACACAATAGAGTAATACAATATTTTTGGGACGAGTTTCACTCCCCCCTGCTGAACTTGTTCTCCAATTTCCTCCTCCATTAGAATTATACTGACTCCCATGACCAGTTGCCCCTCAATTCCCTTGAAGATAAATTGATATTTGATGATCATGACTTTCAAATTCATCTGTTTGATAGTTTCACAAAGCTCTCGTCACATCTCTTCCATTTGCATCACCTTCCATTCACCTTATAAATGTTCACCTTAAATCAGGAGTTCCTGATGTTCCATCAGCTTTTGACCAACCAGTTGGACACGATACAAGATTAAATGACATAACTGCTCAACTTGGGACATTTGCTGCAGTATTTGAAGCAATAGCTCCTGAATTCGAAATAATACTTGCATCATTACTCACTACTTTATCCTTCACTGAATTCCATTTTTCAGCGGTTAGTGAATCTCAGATATTTACAGTGGTAGAATAATCCCAAGCTGCATAAGCAATTCCTGAAAGTAATAAAGCAAATGCAATTCCTATTCCAATAGAAAATCATTGCTGTAGATTTTTAAAAAAATTCTTCATCTTGAGTAAATATAAAAAATATTAATCCTTTTGGCAGTACAAGAGTGCTACATTCTTGGAACGTGTCTCTGTTCCACCAGTAGATTCACTCGTTTCTTTTATAGCTTCTGGATCACCATTATGAAAAGAAGCTCCTACTGCAAAACCATGAAAACCAGAAGCCCAACCTGCAGAATTTGGAACTCAGAACCATACACCATGATCATGTGCTTTAAAATCATCTGCTTGTAAATTCCCAAGTGCCCTTTGACCATCTGGGTCTATGTTCGTTCCACTCTTATCTATTCCTCTTATTACCCTTCCATACGCTTGAGTATATTCAGACCATCCTGTTGGACAAGACGCTAAGTTAAATGACATCACTGCTCAGCTCGGAACTATTCCAGCTGCATTTGCAGTAATAATACTATCATTACTTACTACCTTATCTTTCACTGAATTCCACATCTCTGCAGTGAGAGGTTCACTAGTATTCACAGTCGTTGAATAATCCCAGGCTGCATACACAGCTCATCATAAGAAAACAATAAGTAAAAATCAAATTCCTATTGTAGCTCATTCCTGCAGATTTTTTAAAATCTTTCTCATATTTTAATCTTTTACACAATATAATAATACTATATTCTTAGGACGAGTTTCAGTTCATCCAGTACTCTGAGTAGTAGGCCAGTTATCTATAGTTGCTGCTGGCCCTATCATGGGTGCATATATACCTCATGCACCAGAAGTTGTTTGAATAGACTGTGTAGTTAGAGAATGAAGCCTATGATTATGACTTTTAAAGTCATCAGCTTGATAATTTGCAAGTACCCTGGAAACATCTCTTCCATTCGCATCCCCATTCATTCATCTAATAAATGTCCCTCTCAAATCTGGAGTTCAAGAGGTACCATCTGCTTCCGACCAACCAGTTGGACATGAAGCAAGATTAAATGACATTACAGCTCCACTTGGTACAATTGCTGCAGCATTGGTAGTTATACTACTATCATTACTCACTACTTTATCTTTCACTGAATTCCACATCTCTGCAGTGAGAGGTTCGCTAGTATTCACAGTCGTTGAATAATCCCAGGCTGCATAAACAGCTCATCATAGTACAATAATAAATATAAATCACATTCACATAGATATTCACTGTTGGAAGCTCTTTAAAAAATTTCTTACTTTCATAATATAATCATTAAATATTAATTTTTTACACAATATAATAGTGCCACATTCTTCGGACGAGTTTCTAATGATGTTCTTGGTGTTCCATTTGATCCATCAGAAATAGGGTTTTTTGCCATAAAGTCTGTTGAACCATTTCCTGCAGTATTCAGATTTACTGCATTTGGCACACTAAAGTTTGTTGCAGCACTCCCAACTCATGACTCTATATGGTATACATTATGCCAATGACCTTGGAGTGAATCACTTTGATAACTTGCAAGTCATCTTGCTACATCTCTCCCATTTGCATCACCATTTTTTCATCTTACAAACGTTCATCTCAGATCTGGTGTTCCTCAAGTTCCATCTGCTTCTGACCAACCAGTTGGACATGAAGCAAGATTAAATGACATCACGGCTCAACTTGGTACACTTACAACCGTATCATCTACATATTTTTTGTTTGATACTTGATAATCAGTACTTGGATTACTTGATGGAGTCACTGGGAAACTAGAAAAGGTTTTTATACCTCAAACTGTTTCATTTCAAGTATTTGTAATCTTACTATCTAAAATAGTTACCATTTCATTCCACTTGGTATAATCTAGTGAATCTCAGTCACTAGCTGTAATTCATACCCAAGCATAAACTGCTCAAGATAAAGTAAGAATAAGAACGATTCCTATTCAAATAGAGACTCATTGCTGAATATGTTTTAGAAAGTTTTTCATTTTTTAATCTTTTTTACAGTATAATAATGATATATTTAAAGGACGAGTCTCTATAGAGGTACGAGCAACCGTTGATACATCAAAATCAATTCTCGTATAACCATTAGGAGAATTTGCAGAACCACCACCTCAAATACCTGTTGGACTGAATACTCCATTAACTGAAGATACTGACACGTAAGGAGTAAACGATCCAGTGAAATTCTGCAACGCATCTGTTTGTATATTCCCAAGTGCTCTCTGTCCATCAGGATCTATATTACTCCCACTTTTATCTACTCATCTAATAAATCTTCCATATGCGAGAGTATATTCAGTCCATCAAGTTGGACATGCAGCTAAATCAAAAGCCATCACAGCTCCACTTGGAGTTGCATGATCTACTAGATTATTCCACTTCGTTGCGGTTAATGATTCACCAGTTGTTGCTGTAAGTGAACTCAGTGCTGCATATGTTCCAGTTATAGAAAAAACAATAAAAAGTGATATAATCACCTCCCTAGATACAGATTTCCAATTAATTCTTGTTTTCATAAATAGTCAATATTAATTTTTTATACAATAAAGAAAGGCTACATTACGGGGGCGAGTTTCTACACCAGTAGAATTATAGGTATTTGTATCTGGAGCTGCAGGGTTCCAGAATTGATCTGCTGCCCTTGCCTGTCCACCAGCACCAGCTGTTCAACTACTATTTGTTACTAAAGAGAGGGGATGACTATGTGGCTCAACATCATCTCACTGAGCGCTCGCAAGCACACGACCAGCATCCACTCATCTCCCATCATCAAGTCCCCTAATAAATTCTCATCTCAAATCTGGATTTCCCCCTGTCCCATCTGCTGCAGACCAACCTGTTGGACATGATGCAAGATTAAATGCCATAATGGCACCACTTGGAGTAGCATGATTCACCAGCTCATTCCACTTTGCAGCAGTTAATGATTCACCAGTTGTTGCTGTGAGTGAACTCAGTGCTGCATATGTTCCAGTTATAGAAAAAACAATAAAAAGTGATATAACCACCTCCCTAGATACGGATTTCCAATTCATTCTTGTTTTCATAAATAGTCAATATTAATCTTTTATACAATAAAGAAAGGCTACATTTCTCCCTCTTGTTTCTGTAGATGTTCTAGCTCATGGAGAATTAGAAGCATCAAATATCAGTGGACTTGAGCTCGCTGATCAAGGAAATGAAGGTGAAGACATTGTTGGTCATCCAGATATACTAGACCCAGCAAAAACTCAAGTAACACTGGTCCTCACCACCGCATATGTAGCATACAAAGATCCCGTGATATTCTGAAATGCATCTAACTGAGCACTTGCAAGAACTCTTCCTGAATCTACTCACCTTCCATTATCAAGTCACCTTACAAACTCTCATCTCAAGTCTGGGTTTCAGCCAGTTCCATCTGCTACTGACCAACCTGTTGGACATGATGCCAAATTAAATGGCATAATAGCACCCGTTGGAACTGTAGCGGCAGCATTTGTACTTATAGATCAGGCATTTGCCGTGATACTACTGTCATTACTTACCACCTTATCTTTCACTGAATTCCATTTCTCTGCTGTAAGAGAGTCTCCAGTATTGACGGTTGTAGAGTAATCCCAAGCTGCATAAACAGCTCACGACAATAGAAGAACAAGGACTATTCAGGCTCATGCTGATAGTCCTTGTCCAAAGCTCTTTCAAAATTCTTTTAGCTTCATAACTTTAGGTATAATTTACAATTAAAGGTCACAAGGAAAAGTTGATGTTCAAAATACACAACTCGATCCACCTCATCATCCACCTCAACCTCATCATCCACCTCAACCAACTGATACTATATCATAGGTTCCTCAAGTAATAAGTCCTCCATACGTATTATTTAAATAATTTTTTACTACATTTTTTGATAATTCTTCCTGCCCTGATGTATCTATAGCGAGTTCCTCTCTGTAATTAATATCTGCCATAAGTACGGTTCCTGAATATGCTTTTTGAAGATTATCTGCAAAAATAATTTGTCCTGTAGATGTCGATAAATCTGATACACTTCCAGAATAGACTATAAGTTGAGTCGTTGTATATTCAAATCATCCCGTTCCCGTATCCAAATTTGTATTATAAGTACTTGGAATATTTCTATGTCCAGTATATACTAATTTTTCCTGACTAATGACCTCTTCAACATCCGTACTGTCAAGATCAGTAGCTATAATACTTGGAAGAGCAAACACGTAATCAGTTCCACCCGTAGCAGTTTTCAGTATTTTTCCATTATAATTTCATTTCAATACAGCTCTATATTGATCTGATGCAGCATTCGCTTGGTTCACAACATTATATGTCAGGTCTCACGCTTCCTGTATTCACCCTAATTGGTATTCATCTCTTATATTAATAACAGAATAGGTATACTCGGTTCCTAAAAGTGGATCAACAGGTTTCTTATTTAAAACTCCTATATTTCATACTACTCCATCTCAAAGTGTTCCTTGTGTCCAAAGAGTAGCTCAACTATAAACAACAGTTTGTGCATCATTTGGAAGCGGATATTTTCAAACTTTTACTAAAAAAAGCTCAAGTCATTTTCCTATATTAAAAAAGTCCCCCACCCTTACAGAATCCCTCGAATTCTTCGCATGATTCTGGAAGCTCAAAAAAGCAATGGTTCACAAAATAGCTAATATAGTGATTACCACTATAAGTTCCACCAAGGTAAATCAACGAAACTGTTTTTTCATAAGAATAATATAAAGAGATAAATTTATATCTGTCCATCATACCTAAAAGATACTAAAATCAAAAAAAAAGAATACAAAATCCTTTGGCATATTAAATTCCTCTGCCATAATAATAAAACTTGCTAAAAAAAGTATTCTTTATATAATACTCGGCATCATTATAAATACCTTATTCCTTACTTTTAAGAATGACTAAAAAAGAGGATAAAAAAGACCAGAAAAAGAAACAGAATCAAATAGAAGAAATAGATCTAAGTGCACTAGAAATAGATGATTTGGAAGAACTAAGAGAAGCTTGAATCACTACAGAAGAGGTGGAAAATGTTTCCGAAGAAAAAAGTGAAAATATCACTACTACTTCCTCGTGAGAGGAAATAGCTTTTTCTTTGCAAAAAGAAAAAGGACTTACTAAACTTCCAAAAGAAAGAAGTGAAGATAAAAGAAGAGTATGAAAAGGGATTCAAAGCTTTATCGATAATACCGTCGAAGAAAAATATTTAGATGGAATGCCTGACGAGGTTCAGGAACTCATGAAAAAATGAAAGAAAGAAGGGTATATCGTTCAAGATGAACTTATGAATGCTATACCAAATGCTGAAGAGGATCTCGATCTTCTTGATGATGTATTCAAGAGATTTTTAGAGCTCAAAATAGACATTATAGATTCTCTTGATAAAGAAAACCTATTTAAGGCAAATAAGAACTGAAAAGAAGCAAAAAGTTCTATATCACTCTCAGAAATCAGTGATGACTCTATTAGAATGTACTTAAATGAAATATGAAGAGTTGAGCTCCTTACGAGTGAAGAAGAAATATCTCTTGGTAAAAAAATAAGAGCTTGAGATCAAGAATCTAGAAAGAAACTTGCTGCTGCCAATCTCAGACTCGTAGTATCAATAGCAAAAAAGTATATGTGAAGGGGGCTTTGACTTCTTGATCTTATACAAGAATGAAATGTATGACTCTTTAGAGCTGTTGATAAATTTGATCCAGATAAATGATTTAAGTTTTCTACCTATGCCACTTGGTGGATCAGGCAATGAGTAACCAGATCAATTGCTGACCAAGCAAGAACGATAAGAGTTCCTGTTCATATGATAGAAACCATTAATAAGTTTACTCATACTTATAGAAGACTGACTCAAGAGCTTACTCGTGAACCTCTTATGGAAGAGCTTGCAACTGAACTCGATATGGATATCAGAAAAGTAAGACAAATCATGAGAATTTCTCAAGATATTCTTTCTCTTGATGCCCCTGTAGGAAGTGAAGAAGATACTTCTCTCTGAGATTTTATCGAAGATGATAAAAATCCAACTCCTGACAACCAAACCAATATGAATCTTCTCAAAGAGAACCTCTATGAGATGCTTGATTTTCTTACTCCTCGTGAAAGAAAAATTATCATAATGAGATTCGGACTTGATGGATGAGATTTACATACTCTTGAAGAAGTTTGAAAAGAATTTTGAGTAACCAGAGAAAGAATCAGACAGATAGAATCTAAAACCCTTGAAAAATTAAAAGAACATCCAAATGCAGATAAAATAAAGTTTTTCTAATAAAAAATAATTCCGCTTAAGCGGAATTATTTTTTATTAGATTTTTTTGTATAATTATTCTTTTATACAACGTACACTAAATGACCTATCTCTTGTTTTATATGCCCTATTTTCTGTACTATTATTATAGTAAAGTTCTCTCACTATATTTTGTGAATCTCATCCATTTATAGTAGATGTCCAGTAAGTGGCAGTGTATCACCTTTCTTTTAGTACATCAGAATTATCTAAATAACCTCATAATGGAAGTTTTAGAGTATTTATAAGATTATTAAAGACTGTTTGATCTCACTTCCATCATAACCCATCACATCTCCAACCAAGACTCGAACTATTTGAACAAGTAAGATTATTTTCTAAAGTTTGAAAATCTTCATCAGTAGGAACTCTCCATCCAGCAGGACAAGCCGAATCAATATTAGAATGTGTATAAAAACTTCACCATATATTACTCGATTTACCGGAAATAAAGTTACCTTCAGTATTTGATGCTGAAGTTGCGGTACAAGGTACAATAGTCCCACTATAATCATAACAACTATTACTCGTTGTTGAAAGAGCCGTTGTAGTTCAAAGAGTTGAATTACAAGCTGCCCAAGTTTGGCTTGCAATTATAATATCAGCTTGATCACAATTACTATCAAGTCACTTCCATTCATATGTAGGAGTCTCTGTATCAGAACCAACATTCCCATTTAAATATAGTTCTAAAGACTCTTTTAATGTATTACTATCACCAAATAAATCATCGTAACTCTCATCATTTGCAAGAAAACTTCATTGATAAAGAGCCTTGATTTTATTTGATATAATATTTAACTCAGAATCATTATAAGTTTTTTTTGTATCAATATCGTAAATAAGTATGTTATTATTTGGAAAGTATGTTCCTCAACTTCCATATCATAAGTGAGAATAAGCAGCTGGAAGGTCACCATATTTATCAACAGATATATTATAGTCATCAGTACTCAAATCTAAATCTCAGGTGTTCGTAAGAAGGATACTTGAAATAGCATAAAATTTATCTTTTCACCCATCTCTTACTTTTAAAAACCTTCCGTTATAATTTCATTTTACGAGTGCAGAATATTCTCATAAAATTATAGAACCAGTAAATGCATTATCAGTTGCTGTAGGGATACTCGAAACTACATTATAGTTAAATGTTGCAAGATCATTCCCACAATTCCCTACATCATCACAAACTTGAGTGATTTTAAAACTATACTCTCTAGAATCATTTGCATTCACTACTGAAATATCTCTATTAATAACCATCGTACTAGAGGTTGAGGTAAGTAAATCTCAAGAAACTTCCAGCTCTCCTGGGGTAATATCTGTACTTACATTTTCAAAATATCACTCTATACTGGCTATTGAAGATCCTCCAGCAGCATCTACTGAAATAGAAAACTCTTTTGAACTTACTGGTTCCATATTTGTATTTGCTAATGATTGTCATAATCAAGATATATCACCAAGAACAGGAGCTGTTTTATCGATATTCGCTATAGAATAAGCTACATTATGCGTATTTCATGCAACATCTCTAAGAGCAATAGAGCCAGAGGTATTTGCTGTAAAGGTTTGTTTATATGTTTTATTCACAACATGTTTCGTCCATCATGCTATATCATACATATCACAACCACTTCAACCCGTATCACTACAGGTAATGGTCACTTCTACATTCCCATTGGTCCAAGCTGTTGTTGAATAACCTGTTGTATCTGTAGGAGCTGTTGGGTCCCAGTACAAACAATTCATGGTTCCAGATACCGGAACTATAATGTCACTATCCCCATTAGGAATAAGTGTTGCAGCTGAGTTGTTCTCAGCTAATTTATTATTCGTACCATCTCCATCACCATCATCATCACAAAAGGTCCCTTGATTTGGTCACCCTCAACTTATTGGTGTCAGAGCAGTTCAACCTGGATTATTATAACTAAATGTATGATTATTATAATAAGCGGCAAAACTTGTATTCACTCATATTGCTAAAAATATGAATAGTGCTAAAATTCCTTTTTTCATGAATATATAATAATTAAAATAAAATAATGAAAATTTGAGTTATAAATGTACTATTCTCTTGCTTCTTCAGTAACCAATCATATCTGAAAGAGTTGGTTGTCATAACTTACTGAGTATGCATATTCGTTCGTGAATAATGGATCTATTGGTACACTTGAGAGGGTATTGAGATTCTCAATCACATTTTCTCAAATAACTCCCTGTTTCCAAAGTAATACTCAACTATGAGTGATACTTGAATAGTTATCAGGGTCAGGGTAAGAACCGGTTTTTAGGTGAAAAAGTTCCAAACCTTTTGTCAAAACTCATACATCAGAATATCTTACAGAATCCCTTGCTCATCTTGTATAATCTTTAAAAGCAAGAAATCATATAGTAGCAAGCACTGCTAATATTGTTATTGCTACAATAAGTTCTACTAATGTAAAACCTTTTTTATTACCATTTCTCATAATATTTATTATTAAATTTTATTATTCTATCTGATTACTGTCCAAATAATGGTGGAGGTGCAGTCTGAACTTTGGAATTATACTTTATCACTAATGGGAATGTATAATACTCATATGAACTGTCATATATTCCAAAGTAGTTCATTCCACTATTTGCTGTTGTTCCGTCCACTCGCATACGATAACTTCTCAAGAAATTTAGATCATATTTTTGTGCAACAGATACATCACTACAAGTTACATAGTAAGGACAATCTGGAGGATCCTTAGCTGATCATCATATGGTATTCTCAGAAAATAGAGTTCCATATATATAGAGTTGATTTGCAATGATTTGATTTGGCGTATTAGAATCCAATTCATTAACTCCATCATAACTTACCAAAGATTTATCGGCATACAGTATACCATCAATTCTGGTTACTTGAGGGTCTACATATATATTTCACCCATTCCCATTATCATCTTTTAGTACAATAATTCACAGAATATCTGAAGAAGTATCATTTACTATATCTGATTCTATATACAGGTTTCCTCATACTACTACTATTGTCTTGCTCCCTTTCATTTTATGAGTTGGTCATACATCAAGTGATATATCTGATCCGTTTAGGTCTCAAAAATAAAGAACTCTATTATCTTGAAGCTTCACTCCATCAAGATTATCCCAGATTCATGTATCAGTCCCATCACCATCTAGGTCTGAAATTCTTCCAGTACCATTACTTGAAGAAACTTTTCTCAACATAGCAAATACTTTTTTTCTTATTTCTTGTTTTAAATCTGATTTTTCTATATTTCATAGTGCATGTACATCATCTGTATCTTGACCTAGAAGTATATCTTCTTGTTTTTGACTATGTGTTTTTCATAATACTTTCACTCATTTTTGTATCAAATTTGCACCAGTAAACGACCCCCAATAGTGGTCTTTTCAGATAATGTCTGAGTTATATACTACTGCCTTTGAATCAAGGTTATATTCAATATGAGTAGAAAGATAAGAATTTTCTATATCAGTTAATAAACCTCAGGAAAGTGTTAAGTATGTCACTAAAGGATAATTAGTAGTAATGAAATTTGATTCAAATAAACTTTTATTTCCATTTCATTCTCATAGTTGAGAATAAGGCGTATTTACCAATTGTTCCATATTTAACTTTGGCGATACCACATTCGTAACTCAAGAACCAAATTCCAAGTAGAGATTTTTATTGATTGCATTACTAGATCATCCATTTTGAACCATTGTAATGGTTCCACTTTGAGTTCCTGAAGAAAGTCCATTGGTTTTGATATCTCAAGTAATATCAAGTTTATACAAAGGACTAAACCTAAGATTCAGTAAAGAAGAAAGCGTAACTTCTCATACAATATCAGATACAACTGACTTCAATGTATGAATCAAAAATCATCAAGTAGCCTTATTATAAATACTTGAAGTAGGAGTATATACTTTGAAATCAATTCCATAGTCTCAAGAAATTTGTGATTTATCAGTGAGAGTATTCGTTTTATCAGCTCCAAACTGAATAGAAGCTGGATTATATCATCCATCGGTTGGTCCTTTTATAGAAACTCAAGATTCTCCAGATTTTGTATATTGATTTAAGTA